CTAAGAGCCAAAGATTAACACCTAAATTAGATAGGTTTTGCAAGTTGTAAAACAAGGCTTGCTTGCCAGCTTGAATATACTCAGGCGTGATTTCTTCTGCAGTCTTGCCTGCATCACGGAACGCATATGAGATTAACTGGTCGACATTGATTGTTGTCTGGCCAGTAGTGTTGGAGTACGCCATTATCTGCCTCTTCCGGCTGCTCGTTTAGTTACTTTTTGCGGAAGATTTGCTTTAGCTTTTCCTGCTCGCAAAAATTCTTTACCAACTTTTTTTGGTATTCCTAGTGTGCTAGTTCCAGAAGCTGCAGCCCCCATAGCTTTGGCTTGTTGTTTACTGACTATTGGCATTTTTATTGTTCCTTCGATAGTATTCTTTCCTCCAATTACAATTGCAACAAAGTAACTGAACTCGGGGGCTATTTGTTAAAATATGTGAATAAAACTCACTTAGATTTTTAAACTTTTTTCTGTCCAAAGCACCATCATTATCTATATGGTCGACTTGTAAGACTATTGGGTCACTTTCGCTACAAATATTGCACTTGTAACCTAACTTGGTGTATACCGAATGCTTTAATTGTTCCCGGCGTTTTTTACCACTTACTTTAATACTATTTAAATTTCTTTTGTATCCGCAAGGTTTACAGTATGTTGGATTTCTTCCAACATGTGGTTTTACTAATACAGTATTGCAAGTTAAACATTTCATTTGAGCCTCCACGCTCGTATTGGTGTCGCTAGTTTCAGTGGAGTGAGACAGGTATGCCTACCGTTCGCGACGTTACTATGTTAGCACTTACCTGCTTTACCGCCACGCTTTCGAGCTACTGGAGCTGGCATTGGAGCCGGAGCGCCCTGTGGTGCCATAGCTGGAGCAGTAGGCATGCCAGTCATTGCTGGAGTTTGTTGCATTTCGCTTGCACCAAACTGACCTTGCTGTCCAGCACCTAAGTACTTACGAGCATTGGCTAAACGAGCTAGTTCTTTAGCTTGCATTAGGTCTTGCATTGTAGAACCGCCTACAGCCATTTTCTTAATCTTACCACCGCACTTGTATGCGTCTGGGCCCTTAGCGCCAGATGGAGCAGCTGCTTTCTTATTGCCAGTTGGAGGTACTTTTTTGATTGCTACAGCATCACCAGCTGGTTTGCTTTTTTCTTTAGCTACGTCAGAGCCTTTGAATGCTGGGCGTTTGGTTGCTGCGTTAGGAGCAGCTGCCTTGCCTGGCTTAATATCTTTTACTTTTTTGATATTGTCAATGTCACCAGATGATTTTTTAGCTTCGTATACATTGGTTACACTACCACCGTCTTTATAGGCATTGCCACCGCCGCAGAACTTTTTAACAGTACCAACAGATTTTTTAGCACGGCCGCCTTTTTTAAGGCCAGACAAGTCAGTTTTTTCTTCGTGCTGTTGCACGTCGTGCATACCAATGGCTTTTTTAACGATTTTCTTGTCTTGAGCTGTGTCAGCTTCATCAACAGTCTTACGGTCGCGCTTAGTAAAGTTCTTTACTTCGCGTTGTACAGAGCCGCCTTCTTTGAAGTGCTGCATCTTAGGTAGTTTTTTAAAATCGTCCATGGTTTCCTCGAGGTTTGGTTAAATGGGTGATCAGCCCTTATATCTACTAATACGCTAAAAAGGGCTAAATCGCCCTTAAAAACAGTTCCCGTTCCTTTTGCCTACGGGTCTTTAACACTGGAGGATTGGCCCAGTTTAAAAAGGCATTTGCTGCGCCCGGTATATCATTTTTATTAATGTGCTGGACTACTTCAGATTTCTTAAAATTAGTCTCACCAATATTGAAGCACAGGCTGTACAGGGCATCGTATTGGTTTTGATTGAGGGGTACCCTCACCGAACTAGCTACGGCCTCGTCACACCACTTTAAATCGCGTTTAAACAGCTCTTCTACATCGTGGTCTGTCAGGGTAATTGTCTTTAGAAACTCTTCATCGGCTTTGATTAGATGGCCAACGCCGATGGTCCAAAGACCTTTTGAGTCTTTATATGCTTTATTACGCTTACCTTCAAAGTTAGTAATAAACTGAAATGTTGATTCTGTAATTGCCACGATGTCCTGTTCTATTGTTTTAGTTATTTGTAGGTTTTGAACTACCCAAATCAACGTGCACAACCATACTACCAGAAATAGCTTCTTATTCATTTTTGCTCCTTGCTTTGCGTCAGTTTACACTAATACGCAAATTGGGGGTTTACTTACTTAGCGAGTCGTATTGGGCGTAGCAGGCTGAGAGGCCGGTTCGCAGGATGTCTGCTCTGGCAGCTTCCCGTTCAAGAAAGCCTGCATCCTCGGCAGAAAGGGACAGCCCAGTTCCACCTTGTCCATCGCTGGAGGCTTGGGTGCGACTGGGACGCTTACGCAACTCGATAAGAGCATCAGCGAGGCTAGAGTTAATACTAGCGATTTGAGCATCTTTTTCTTTCCTTATTTGGTCTGTGGCGGCTTGGTGTTCTTCTTGGACTTTTTGAGTTTGAGCCGCTTGGTTCGCCTTGTAACGATCAAATCTACCAGCTTCCAAAGAGTAGCCAAGATAGCCAGCAAAGCATAGCAGTAAAGCGCAAAGTCCAAATTTGACATAAGTTAATATTGGTAATGGAAACATTATTGAGGCTCAGTATCTTTTTTAAGCATTACTGCTGCACCATGGGCCCCGGCAATAATACCAACAGCTTCGGCAAAATCTTTAAGCGTTGGTATATCACTGTGAACCATTTCATAACCGGCGCCAAAAATGACAGCTAGGAGTGAAATCATCCAAGACCAACGACCAATATCATGGGTTTTACCATCGGCCCCTGTTAGTAGATCATTTAGGATCTTGGTAATCATTTGCTGTCGCGAAGAGTATCTAACTTGTCCTCAATACGGTGAACAGCTTTAAGAACCTCATCCCAACGTGATGCAAAGTCATCCTTACGTACATAGTTATCGGCTAAGTGAGTCCGGATGTCTGAAAGGTCGTCCTTGAGTTCTTGAACTGCTGTCCAAAGTTCTTTACAGAACCACCCGATTGCCACACAGATAAGTGGCAATACTGTATTGATTAAAGTTTGCAGGTCCATTTTATTCAGCTGTTTCGCGGGCTAGACGTTCTGCTGCTTGGTCAATAGCCATTTGTAGGATTGGTGAAGCTGGAGCTTGGTGAACTTGTGGTTCAGAAGTCTCTGGTACAATAACTTCTGGCTCAGCTTGAACTACAGCAGGAGTTGGTTCAATAATAGCGGCTGGAGCAATAGATTCTTTAAGTGTTTCCAATTCAGCTTCGATTGTTGAGATTGTTTCGTTTAATGCCATGATGTTTCCTTAGGTTGGGTTAAAATTGTTTAGCGAAAACCGCTTATTCTTGGGGAGAATACAAATGTGGCTTGATAGGGGTTTGGTTTAGGATTAACATTCTTATCTATTAATCCCATAATATTCCAACCAAAGTTACAATATAAACATCGAGAAAAACCAATTGGCTGCACCCAACGAAACTGGAATAAACCATTGGATTTTACAAAACACCAGCCAGACTTTGCATCGTCATTATCTTTTATGGAAGGATTTCCGGATACAGAAGTAATGTATTCAGGAACCAAATAGCGTAGCGCAAAAGCATAGGCTGGATTACGCCAAAGCCATTTAACTTTAGACCAGTAGCTAGGTGGGTTTAAAACTTGAAATGTTGCATCTCCGTCAAGGCTGTTATCTGGAGTTTGAAACCAATTAAGCCATATTGGAAGGCGAGGGCCTTTACTCCAGCTTGAATGGTTGTCCAGCCAACCATCTTGCTCTGAAGCAAAGATAGGCATCAATGGCGCAAGCAAAACCGCTACTAGGGTTAGTAGTAGCGATATAGGAACTAATGCAATATAGTAAAGATAAATCATTATCCTAGCAAGGCTTTTACTTCATCTTGCGCTAAACCTAATGCGGCTAGTTTAATCATTATCTTAATTCTGCCCAAGTATTTAAATAAGTGCCAGTAACTTGATATGTTGCGCCAATGGGAATAATTGCTGTAAGTTGTGAAAAAACAATTCCTGTTCCACTTGAAAACTGTCCAAATGCAATTGTTACTCCATTTACAATTAAGCTAAATGGCTGACTTGCGCCACCACCAGCATTAACACTTACTGTAATCGGAGCAGTCGTACTGTTGGTGTATGTTGTTGCTAATGCTCTTGATGCAAGCACATTTTGCCAAGTTTGAGATGCCGCCCCTGTAGCGCCATAAATTTGTGTTGATGTATTTGGAAAGGTTATTCCATTAGAACCATCAATAGCCATTGACATAATATTTCCTTAAACTGGATTAGCAATTAAAGCTAAATCATCGGTAGTTTTAGCGGCGGCAATAGCATCTCGACCAATTTTTAATTCATTAGCAAAATCAGCATCAGCAATATCATTGTCGATGCCAGCTAAAGTATTTAATTGGCGCTTCTGAGCTTCTTGAACAGCAGTAGCATTAAACTGTGCCAGCTTGATTGCTTTAGCCTTTTCAAAATTTACTAATACTTTGCCATCAACTAATTCCCAAGCATCAAAAAATTGAGCATCAGCGCCTTGTGGGAGTGCTGAATTATCAACGATGAAAGCATGACCGGGGCAGTCTTTTGCCAATACCGCTTTAATGTCGATTTCGCCTGTTGGCACAGTAACAGCTACATTGCCATTTTCTGTTGTGTGAATAATTACTTGAGTCATTTTATTTCCTTATCTATTTATTACTACTGAAATAATTGATAGACTTGCAAACGCTGTGTTTGGTGCAGTCCTATATGTTACTGAAATTCTAGCGGTTGTAGTGGTTAAAGGGGTTGTAGACCCACGATAAGGGCCAACAACACCAATATCGGAATTTCCAGTTGTTCCATCAGCAAATGAACCGCAACCAACCAATGAATAATTAGCATCAGTTAAAGCATTTGTAAAGTTAATAGTAAAGTCACCAGTTCCATTAACTGTTACAGAAGAAACATTGTAAGAAGCATTAATTGTTGATGTGCTTCCGTTATATCTTAGCCAAGCCTTTGCGCTACCATTAATGGCATTGTCCATTGAAGTGCTAGTTCCAGCACCATTTTGCAAGGTGTCAGCGACAATCGTGCCAGCCATTATAGTTCTCCTTTAATCTTTGCCCATTGCTTTTTAGCCGCTTGGGATAGTTTTAATCTTGTTTGTTCAGACACGATTTTTCCTTTATTAAAAGCCGATAGTTTGGCTTTAGTTTCTTTTGATACTACTTTGCCAGTATGAGCTATTTTTACAGCTTCTCCAATATGTGCTGGGCGTTTACGACCACGCAATTTATCAGCCATTTTGTCATAAGATTCTTTGGGTCTGCTAAATTGAGCTTTAGACATATTTGCTTTAGCTTCTTCTGAATGTTTAAATCCAGTAAGTGACTTGCTTAATTTTTTACGAGTTTCATCTGATACTTTGTCTTTGCTAGAACCACCGTGGTCAATATTGTAACCATTAGGCACTCGGCTATCCATTACCTTAATCCAAAACTTTTCAATAAAGTTTAAAGTTGGTCGGCTATGGATATTAGAACAAATAGGCTCATAGCTAAAGTTTTCTTTGCCATATTTACGATAAGCGGCAGTACATAATTGACCATGACCTCTACGGTCGCCAACAGTAGTCTGACCGACATATTGCTTGCCGTTCAGATTATTGGTGACTAGGTAGATTGTTCCTGCCATGATTTATCCTTATGAACTAAATACAGCCATTGTTGTAATGGTTGGCGCACTTCCGGGGGTTGGATATGGAGTGCCAGTAACACTTGTTGTTAAATAATTATAAAAAGACTGAGCATATCCACCGGTTGAACTATTATTTGAATTATATGATCCTGTTGCTACATATCCGGCGCTTGGCATAGCAGTTGCAAAATTAAATTGATAAATGCCTGTTCCCACAAGAGTTACACTTGAAACATTAAAAGAGCCAACCACAGTAGAAGTTGATCCATTATATTGACACCATGCTTTAGCAATACCACTATAAGCATTATTAGAAGTAAAAACCCCAGTATCAGTATTAATTGTATTTGCTACTATTGTGCCAGCCATAATTTTTCCTTAAACGATTACCCAGCGTGAGCCAGTTGGTATTGTAACAGTTATACCCGTTGCTACTGTAATTGGACCAGCGCTTGAGCCATTGTTTCCAGTAGTCATTGTATAGTTACTTGATATAGTTTGTCCATTTTCATAGACCACACCTCCAGCAAAACCTCCAGTAAAACCAGATATGTTAGGTGCTGTAAGTGTTCCAGTGATTGAGGCGTTAGTAGCCGTAACTGTTCCGTTTACTAGTAAGCTACCAAATCCTGGATCTGTTGATGTACCAATTGCCACACCACCAGTACCAGTAACGCGCATACGCTCCACTGTACCAGTCTTAAACACTACTGGGGCGTTGACATCGGTACCAAACACCAATAGTGTGTTGGTCTGATCCCAATACCACTGACCTTTTTCGGTTCCGTTATTGTACAACGAAATAGTTGTGAATTGTTGACCAGCATTATCTATTAATAGGTTGTTTGAATTGCCACCACGAATGTACAATGGGGCAATACCACCAGCATATCCAATAGATACGTTACCACTAGCGTCTTTATAAATTTGACCGGAACCAATGTTAATAATGCCATTACCGCCAGTTAATGTTGTAGTGTAAGCAATGCTGCTTGCACTTACATAACCACCAGATAAATTGGTTGCTGTATAAGATGTTGCTCCAGAGTAACCACTAAATCCACTGTAACCAGAAGCACCAGAACCGCTGTATCCTGAAGCACCAGATGTGCCACTAAATCCGGATAGACCATTAGTTCCACTGTAACCAGAGATACCGCTAAAGCCACTGTATCCAGAGTTACCGATTGGGCCAGTTGAACCGTTAAAGCCACTGTAACCCGATAGGCCACTATATCCAGAGAAGCCGGAGAAGCCGGAGAAGCCCGATACACCAGATCCGCTATAACCAGAACGCCCAGAAATACCAGAGTATCCAGAAATACCACTGTAACCCGAAAAGCTGCTGTAGCCAGAGTATCCACTGTAACCAGATAAACCTAAACCGCTATATCCAGAATATCCAGAAATACCGGAACCACTGTAACCAGAAATGCCGCTATAACCAGAAATGCCGCTATAACCAGATGTGCCGCTGGCTCCACTAATTCCACTATACCCACTAAAACCAGATACGCCACTATAGCCAGATATTCCAGAACCACTGTAACCACTAAAACCACTAAAACCACTAAAACCACTATATCCAGATGGACCACCACCACCAACAAAAGAGCTTACTGTACCAGATGTGCTAAGATAGTACAATCTACCATCTGCCGCATTTAGGGCAAGCTCACCACTAAGCAGTTGCGCAGCAGTTGGCGCGTTACCTGGCGTAGTGCTGTGGTATAACTGAATTGGTACGTAGCCGGATTGGGCCATGGTTTATTCCTTTAAATATTCTAAAACGATGTGTGGCTTTACAAATCGTTCACTATTATGTTCGGTGGCTTCCCACCAAATAAATTGATTCTTTACTAAATGTGATCTATGTTTTAACAGATTAATATTTTCTGAGTGCCCAAATATCAATGGATCAGATGGCCCCCATAGTACAATTCCTTGTTTTCCTTCATCCCATGCAAGGTGCTGGAAAAAACTATCTACTCCAATCCAAGTACGGCACTCTTGTATGAGCTTACGTAATTCTGCAATAGGTAAATTTTTTCTAAAATCGGGCACAAGTTGCTCTTCACCTTCTACCCCTATTTGAATTATTGGCTCATCAATCATTTTGATTAACTCTTTCCAATACGGGTAATTCTTTGGATTTAGCAAGCCTGTTCTGAGCTTTTGTGCATACGGAGAAATAATAATCATAAATACATCTTCCGATATGCTAACTCTAAACTACCTTTCCACTTCCATTGGTCCATCTTCTTATAGATATTCCAAGGTTCAATATCACCAAACAGCTCATGTGCTTCTGCTATAGATTTGCCGGGAACCACTTCAGGGTAACAGCTAAAAACTTCAGCGTTAGGTATTGAAGGAAGTATGCGGCTGAATACAATATGGTCGCCGAGACCACAATTGAGAACCACAACGGTACGATCACGGTATTTAAGAATATTTCTAAAAATTTGTTCATCATGCTCGTACATTTCCTTCTTTGTTTCGCTACGAATCCCACCTTGAGGATTCTTCATGTGCCAAGTAATAGCGTTTGGTACTACTAAAATATCATAGCCTTTTTGTTTAAGGCCATATGTAAATAATGTCTCTTCTCTGTGCGCTACTCTTGAAAGGCCCAGATTATAATCATACACCCCAGCACGATATAAGAAAGTACAGTGTAAATGCTCAACTCGTTTTACTCGCTCAATAATACCCCATTGGATATTCGGTTCTGAATTAATGTTATCAATTGTTCCTGTTACTTTTGTGGTATTAGGCATGTATGGTGGAGTCAATACTGACCCGCCAACTGCACCCACTTTATTATTTGCATCATTAGCATAGTGATAAAGTTTTTCTAATACCTCTGGCTCTGGTACCGCATCGTCGTCAACGCGCCATACCCATTCAAAACCTTCAACGTTGGCATCTTGGTGTATGTAGTGCTGCCCCCTACGAGTTGCATAGCGCCACTCCCAATCAATGCCTTTGTGCTTTAACATCTCAAAGAAGTACTGGTAAACCAATTCCTGACGCATGTCTTGTGGCTCGTCATTATCATCAAACACAATCAGCTTATCGGGTGACTTAGTTTGACTGATAATAGCGTTTAATACTAGCGGCAGTGTGGTGTGATACCTCCCCCGTGTTGCCACAGAGCATAGTACTTTACTCATTGTCCCACCTGCAAATCATCAAGTTGCTTGGGTTAGCAGGTGTGACTTCTTGCATCACATCTGATATGTTGCCATCGTGGCTAATATATGCAAACTTAAATCCTGGAAAATCTTTTTCAGTTAACCCATGCAGCTTGTGATGCTCGCCCCAAAAGCCTTTTGGCTCATTGTGTGGTACTGTAATTAAAAGGCGTTTGCAGTGGCTTTTTAGCTTCTCTACGATCTCTAAACCGTTGTCAAGGTGCTCGACTACCTCAAACGCTATAATCGTGCTGTAGCGCCCTAAATCGAACGTATTGATGTCAGCATGGTAAAACGTTGCATTATCAGACCAGTTTTGTTTCTTAGCTACATCAATAATAATGGGGTCATAGTCAAGGCCCATGTACGCCTCACTATTGAGGAACTGATAGCCATAACCGGTAGAGCAACCGATCTCCAATACGGACCCTGGGAGTACATTTTGTGCTGCCCACTCGTATCTTTGCGTTTCTCTTGGAAACACTGGATCATCCTTAAAAAACACAGCCCGCTCGTAATTATTTGACAGCTTCCACTTAAGCCATTCGGGATTATATTTTTCTGCTAACTTTAGTTCATTTAGCAGGAAGATATTATCCCAGTCAGGTACTAAATTTTCATCGTGCATCGTACCTTCAGCAGCATGGTAGATTGGAAAATCGTTTTTCCATCCTACGTCAGCAATTGTAAATCCAGCTAGCTCAGCTTTGTGGCAAAACTCAATGTCTTCACAACCGCCAGTTTTGTAGTCTTCAGGCAGTAGCCCAATCGTATCAAATACACGCTGCTGGATCATTACACAAAAGAACACTGCAAACTTGCTTTGCGTAATATCACTATGATTAGTAAGTACCGCGCCAATATCACCTTGGTCCAGTCGTTCTAACCAGTTTGGCCCAAGAATCACAGTGTCGTTGTTTAACAGTACGATCTTATCGGCAGAATTAATACGAATACCGGCATTTATAGCTTTAGCAAAGCCTAGTGGCTCTGTGCTATCTACCCATTTAAAATGCGGAATCGCAGTCTTTAAATAGTTCAGATACGCTTTTGTGTTATCTGTGCAGCCATTAGCTGAAATAATCAGCTCCACATCGTCCATATTGCTGTACTTTATGACCGAGTCTACACAAGGCTTTAAGTACTTCTCACAATGATTGTACGTGGGTATTACGATACTGTATTTTGGCATATTATCCTAGAAGTTCATACGAACTTAATTTATGTTATCCTAGTACTACTAATACGCAAAAAACCTAAAATCTGGCCTAAATTAAACTACAACCCAACGAGATCCGGTTGAAACTGTTACTGTAACGCCAGTGTTAACAGTTATTTTACCAATCGACATAGAATTTGTACTAGCCGGTATTGTGTAGTTTGACGCAACAGTTTGGCCGTTTGAAAAGAACGGCAATGTTGTAGCTATAAATCCGCCTACAGCAGTTAACGCACCGGTGGATGGTAAAAAAGATACTGCATTGGATGTTGCCACTGTCGGAGTTTGGTTTGAACCCGCCGCAGCTACACCAACAATATATTCTACTGTAACTGCAGTACTTGCTGTTGCATTAATCGCAGTAGACGGGCCTGCAGCGCCGCTATATCCAGAATACCCCGATGTACCTGTAGCACCAGTACCACCATTAATACCACTATAGCCGGAGTAGCCCGATGTACCTGTAGCACCAGTACCGCCATTAATACCACTATAGCCAGAGTAGCCCGATGTACCTGTAGCACCAGTACCGCCATTAATACCACTATAGCCAGAGTAGCCCGATGTACCTGTAGCTCCGTTGGTTCCGTTGGTACCACTGTATCCGGAGAAACCTGATGCGCCGTTAGTTCCGTTAGTTCCGTTGGTGCCGCTAAAACCAGATGTTCCTGAAATACCTGCTGAGGTAATATTCCAAGCGCCAAATGTTCCAGAACCACCTGTGTACAATACGTTTACAGTAAAGGTCGTGCTGCTAAACGCAGTAATGTTACCTTCCATGTAGTTGGTAGGTGTTGTAGTGTAGTACACACGTACATACTGACCAACTGCAAACGCAGACTGGGTATTAGCTAAGTTAGTAGTAAAGGTTTTAGAACCAGTACCAATGGTATTTGATGTGGTAGATGATAAGTTGTAATAACCTAAACCACTATAACCGGAGAATCCGGACCAGCCAGAGATACCAGACCAGCCAGAGATACCTGAATACCCGCTAAAACCTGAAGTACCTATTGTTCCGTTTGTGCCACTATATCCAGAAATACCAGAATATCCGCTATAACCAGATGTACCATTAGTACCAGTGCCACCGCTATATCCCGAAATACCGGAATATCCTGAAGCGCCGTTGGTGCCGGTTACACCACTATAGCCAGAGTAACCAGATGTGCCTGTTGGCCCCTGTGGTCCGCTGTAACCCGATTTACCTGAATATCCTGAGTATCCAGAAAGACCAATTCCGTTAATCCATGTTGGTGCAAAACCAGAACCATTAGTAGATAAAATGTATCCACTAGTACCATAAGATCCATTAAATGAGACACCACCACCAGTGTCAATAGTTATTGCATCAGTTGTGCTATTGCCAATTACAAAATGGAGCGCGTTTGTTCCGTAAGTACCGATAGATAAATCGCCACCTTGGGAATATAGGTAAGTTCCGTTCGGCATACTAAATCCGCCAGTGCTGCTAAATCCTGGACCATTAATACCGAAGTCACCATAGTTAGTGGAGGCTGTACCAGAGCTGCTTGAAACAATAAAGTCGCAAGATGCTTGAGTTCCAGCATTTGTATTTTGCAAAATCATCTGCGCGTAAGTATTTACGTTCGCTTGAAAACTTGCAAAAATATTAGTATCAGTATAGCTTAGTGTACCGTAGCTAAACGCGCCCGTTGAAGCGGCGCTAGCAATTGCACCAGTAGCATTTACATGGTAAGAGTACAAATCACCAGTTGCACCATTATATGTCAACGGATTAGTGCTAAATCCGTAGGGGGTTTGATTTGAATCCAAAGCGGGTACAGAAACTAAATAATAGTTTGAATTGGTTGTACTGTTAGCTGCGTTAATTGCTGTAGATGGACCATTAAGGCCGCTATATCCACTATAGCCAGAAATACCAGAAAAACCGGAATAGCCTGAGTAACCAGAAGCGCCTGCGCTTCCTGAATAGCCAGAGATACCGCTAAAACCGCTGTAGCCGCTAGTTCCGAAACCAGAGTACCCTGAGGTACCAGAATAGCCAGAAAATCCTGATATACCACTATACCCAGAGATACCACTATATCCGGATTTACCAGAAAAACCACTAAACCCTGAAAAACCTGAATAGCCACTTGCTCCCGTAGGTCCGACAATAGGGCCGACGTTATTCCAAGTGGTGCCATTCCAAACGTATAAATCACCGTCGGACGAAACAATGTACGCATCATTTACTGTGTTGCCTGATGAAGGTAAATTTGCCGGTGTGGCAACAGTGCCTTTAATATTAATTGAAGTTCCTGCAGCGCCAGAGATTCCTGAAAAACCACTGTAGCCAGAAATACCAGATCCGCTATAACCAGATATACCAGAAAAGCCACTATAACCAGATATACCAGAAAAGCCACTATAACCAGATATACCAGAAAAGCCACTATAACCAGATATACCAGAAAAGCCACTATAACCAGATATACCTGTTGCGCCGTTTAAGCCAGAAATACCAGAAAAGCCGCTATAACCAGAGATGCCGGAATAACCAGAGTAGCCAGAAATACCAGAACCAGAGTAGCCAGAATACCCTGAATCCCCCGAACCAGAGTAGCCAGAATACCCTGACTTACCACTATATCCGGAAAAACCACTTATACCCGAATCGCCCGACCAGCCAGAAATACCAGAAAATCCTGAGTAGCCAGAAATACCAGAAAATCCTGAGTAGCCAGAAATACCAGAAAATCCTGAGTAGCCAGAAATACCAGAAAAGCTGCTATAGCCAGAAATACCCGAGTACCCAGAAAAGCCGGAAAAGCCTGATACCCCACTATACCCAGAAATACCCGAAAAGCCACTATAACCACTTATACCAGATCCACTGTATCCGGAAATACCAGAATATCCACTAAAACCTGAAGTTCCTGAATATCCAGAAAAGCC